AGGAAGCGGCCCTTCTGTGCCGATAATCCCGGTGGAACCGCCAGTGCCGAATAATGTAGTATTTGTATATTTGGTATGATCAAAAGGCATTTTTACTAACTCTGTGTAACTCTGATAGAGCGAACGTTCTCGCCTACAACACTAATTATGAACTTCTCTAAAACATCACCGTTGATTTTTATCTCAACTGGCTGATTGACGGTCATTTCATTGCCAGCAGCACCGCCAGCAGTGTTGCCTGTTACGGCATTTACGGCACCAGCCAACGCATTTGCTCCTGATGCCGCTACTGCTCCGGCTGTTGTAGCTATCGAAACACCAGCCAATGCTGCTGCTTTGGTAACATTTACGTTATTTGTGGCTTCTGCTAATGCTCTTACGTTTTCGACGGCGGCATCTGAGGTCAATAGATTGAAGAACTGAGAAGCACCAGTTAGGATATGGTGGAACGTGTCTCCGATTGCTTGAACTGCTTTCGCTACAGCCATAAAAGGATTGATAATCGTTAGCGCTGCCTTGGCTAATCCAATAAAAGCATCAGCCATTTCAAAAAGACCTAAAAAGAAGCTTGGAGGGTTGAAGGGTTCTTCCCAAAATCTGCTAGCCAAAGCGCCAACGGCTCCAGTGACGGCTGTTAGAGCCCCAACAAAACCAAGCATGACTTCCGATAAATATGTGATCGCACCACCAAGACTGCCACTCGCTATAGCGGCTCCAAGACCATTGACTGCTCCCGCTATACCGGCAATTGCCGACCATGCAGCCGTAATAATAACCATGGCTCGTGCCATTTCTCGGCCAAGCCTGTCGGCAACGGTTGCCATGATATCAAAAAATTGTTCTATTCTAATAACAAAGCCTTCAAGCATAGTAAGAGTTGCCGGATCATTCAAATAATCACTTATAACCTCGCCAACAACATAAAAAATGCTAAGGAAGCCTTTCAAAAAGGCAATTGTAGGCTTGAAAGCGGCTTTTAGAACTCTGAAAAATAACCCTAAAGCAGTCATCTTTCCTTTTGCCTTTTCTGTGCTGTCAGCCAACATCATAAATCCAGCAACCATAGAGCTTATACCAGCAGTGGCTCCAACACCAGAAAGTGTAGCCAACGCTCCCCCAAACAGCAATAGAGCACCAGTGGCTAATTTGAGAGTTTTAGCGTTGTTAGCAAAGAAATCGCCCAGTGATATAAGCATATCAATAAGTGGCGTAATAATTGGTATCATTGAGGCGAATAAAATATTTAGCTTTTCTTGGAATGAGGCCATTTGCTGTGCTCGTTCGGCAGCATCCTCATAAGACTGAGAACTGCCTGCGATAGAATCACTCAAAAGATCATAACGACCTTTCATAACCAAAGCAAGTTCGCTAGCATCATTTAGACCAGCAGACTTTGCTATAAACTCTCTTTGATAATATCCCATAGTATCAAAGGAAAGTCCAGCATTATCTAGCGCATCTTTGATCTGGTTGAAGCGATCAACGGGATCTGTCGCCATCATAAGATCCATAGCATTTACAAAGTTTCCGCCGAGAGCAGCATTTAGTTTTCCGGCAGATTCGGCAGCACCTTCAAATGTATCGAACTTGCTTACGATTGCCATTAGCCTTTCGACACGCAAACCACTGGCTTTAGCAGCAATCTCTAGTCTCATGAAAGATCTATACCCTTCATCTCCAAGTTTTGCCAATGCTCCTGCTTGAGAAGCAAAATCTTGTGATAACTGGCTGATTGGGATTTGTAGATTTTCCGCAGCTTTAGCCATATCCAACATTGCTTGTTCGGCTCCTGCCGGACCCATACCCATGTTTTTCGTTAGAATAGTCATGGCAGCAGCACTATTCTCTGCCGAGAAACCCATTTTACCTAATAACGCTGTAGTTTTTGCTAAACTTATTTGTGTGTCTTCATTTAGAAAAGTGAAGTCATGAAAACCTGTATAGAGAGCAGACATGCTTTGGCTGGCTTCTTCCATCGAAGCACCAAAATATCTTGCTTCACCATATACTATCGTTAGGCTTCTTGCCATATCTTGACTAGCGCTAGTAGTCTTCATAAATGCTGCTTCAGCATTAGCTAAATCAAGAGATAATTTTATGATTGCTGCCGAAAAAGCGGCCAAAGCCAAAGTACCCGCTACAGCAATTATGCTACTAAAACTTGCGGCGGCAGCGCGTATATCTCCTCCACGCAACGCATTGATAAAATCTGGGAATTCTGAACTGATTGTATCTCTTAGCTTTTCTTTTAGATTTGTCTCTAATTTGTTGCCTATATTGGAAAACATGGAAGTTAGTTTTTCGGCACCACCAGAGCCACCAAACAAAGCAGATACTAAATCTGGCATATTGTCTGCCAATTTTTTTGTTTTTATAAGGTCTTCATAGCGTTGCTTTTGTTGATCATCCAACTCTTCGCCAAGAATTATTATTTGTTCGTAAAAACGCAGTTCTTTTTGATGTAGTTCCCCGCGCTCTCTAAGAATCTCATTTGCTCTTTGAGATTGTACTAGACCGTTTTCTTCTTGTTGGTTAATCACTCTAAGATTTGTTATTAAAGCTTGGGAAGCCCGTTCTTGTTCTTGAAATTCTTCAGTTATTCTTGCTAAATCTTTGCCACGGCGGCGAAGTTCTGCCGCCGTTTCTACTCGACCTTCGCTCGCACGGCCACCAGTGCCACCAGTGCCGCCTTTTTCATTTAGTTGCCTTAGCTCGTCTAAGATCAGTTGTAAAACTTTTTTTGCTTCTTCATCCACTTACAGACCCTCTAACAAATAAATAGTAAAACAACAAAAAAGGCTGCGTAAAGCAGCCTTGTATTAGCCTCTACTTGGTTGATTGAACCTATTTAGAGTTTGCGATTTTCCGCCGCCTTTATTGGCTTCTTCCATCGCTTGCTTTTCGTCTTCAAGTTGTTTTATTAGTCTTTTCACAAACCAAAGTCTTAGACCGACTGGGAGGTTATAAGCTTCTGTGAAACTCCAACCGCCCGAATATTGTAGAAAGAAGAACTGTTCATAAACGTTCTCCATGTATTCAGGAGTCAGGCCAAAAGAAATCCGCAGAGAGCGGAACCTCCATATCAGCCGCATGACTGCATTCAGAACACTCGAAATACTCGATCAAATCTACACTTGGGGAAGCAATACGATAAGCCATTCGCAAATGTCTTGAATCGCGTGAAGGCAGATTATCAACGATATAACGCTTATGCTCGCCGGGATCAATGCCATTTACGGCACGGATGATCGTCATAAGCTGCATGGTTACATTTCTTTCTGCTTTATTGCTTTTCTTGTTTTTCTCCATCTGAGACATATAAGCACGTTCTTCGCCACCAGTCATAAGACCAAATGTAATCTTGAACTTGGAGACTGGAAGATCTACTTCAAACTCTCCATGAGCTACCTCTGTTACTACAATGTCTTCTCTCTCGATAGAGCCGCCATAATGGACGTTAGGATCGCTAATATCGAAAGAAAAACGTTGTTCGGTACTACAAGAAGGGCAGGTTACTTTTGTGTTGTATTCTTCCCCATAGCCCGAAATACGCGCTGCGATAATAATAGCATTACGATCTCCAACCAATAGGCTGTCTGCGCTGATACTTTTATCAACGATTAGACTGCTGATTAGGCGATCCAATGCCAATCCTTTTTGTAGCAAAGAACGAGAAGTAAGAATATCCTCTTCCTTTGCTGTCATTTGTTTGACTTCGATAGAGTCTGCGCCATGAAGGGGATGTCCTTCTGGGTAGTATCTACCTTCCGATGGTAGTGCCACATGCTCTGTTGGAACTACGAATGAAAAGCCCTCTGGTGGGGCTGCATTGACCGGGGGAGTCGTGCTTGAATCTCTATGACCCCCAATCCGGTCACTATTTCTTCTACTCAATTTTCACCTCTCGTTAGTATTCTATCAGGAACCAGCGGTGTAAGAAACACCCTCATACTCAGCCCAATCATATTTTAGAGTAATGCTATACTCGGTTAGATCGTCGTTAGAATAGTCCAAATCACCAAACTTGATTTCAGATAGAAAAGCGTTATAAAGTGTCCATTTCTCCAACTCATTTCCGTCATGATCCAACTGGGTTACAACGACATCGCCAATGCCGCTGACGGCTTTAGTCTTGGAAATGGTGGTAAAATCTGCTGCGGATTTGGCTGCTGTGGGAATAGAATAACCGCTCTCTTTTAGAAGAGTTGCTAATCCAAAAGCCAAGCCATTTGTGGAAGCAGCATCAACACCACTTTTTGGTCCGGGATCAACCATAGTGATTGTAACGTCGTTCCAAGTAACACGACCGGGAAACTTGAATGTATGATTTAGATAGCTGTGTGTTGTTTCTCCTAGGGAGAAAGAAGGTTTGTTCGCTGTTTTAGCGTAATACAGGATACTATCGCCGTAGCCAGTTAGTTCTCCCATTTGGGTAAACTGAACGTGGAATCTAAAATTTCTTTTAGGATTATTTACGCCCGACCCAGCATAGTTTTCAGTCCAGAAACTCATTTTATGTGTTCTCCTTATTTATAAATACATAGTAACTATTTGATTTTATCAATCGTCAAAAGACGCACCTGTGGAAGCAATAACAAAGTCAATCGCAATATACTCAATGGCTCTTGCTGGCTTGACCATGATCTTAGCATACATGATGTTCTGATCGATTAGATCTGGTGTAGTAGTATTTTCGTCTAGGTATAGGCGGAAATCGGTAATACCACCACCAGCACGAGTGTTAGCCAATAGTGGTCTAACCTGCGCCTTGAAACGATTCCAAGTTGCCTGAACGTTCTGCTCGAATAGGAGATTAGAAGAGATAATGGAAATCTGCTTTTTGAGGTAGATAACCAAACGTCGGACATTGACTCGATCTAGAGCAGAATCGCTTTCCTGTAGAGTCTTCTGGCCGAAGACTACAATACCCTCAGATGGGAAGGAAGCGATTGGGTTGATACGCGCCTCGTATAGACGATCACGATCTCTGGAAGATACACGCTCAGTTACACCATCGATTGGAATACCAGCAGCGCCGTTGGAAAGACCACCGCGATTGAAGCCTGCTGGAGCAAACCAGATAGCGGAGGAAGCCTCAGAAGAAGCGAGAACACCCATCATAGCAACTGTTGGTGGAACCCAAACCTGCTGTGCAGTATTGGCATCTACGGTGCGAACCCAAGGATAGTAGGTAGCGCCGTAAGAAGAATCTAGACGACGTAGCTTGAGAGCGTTAGCAGCCTGTGTTGGCGTAGTAGCAACTCGTGCGCTCTTTGCTCTGTAATCCTCGTGAGTTGGGACATAAACGTTTGGAAGATCGATTAGAGCCAAAGCATCTGCTCTTTCTTCGCAAGCACGAACCATGCGCTCTGTTAGAGAGTTCTGAGTTAGACCGGGAATCGCCATGAGGTTCATGTTGATGAAGTCTGGATCAGATACGGTATCGATTGCGCGACGATATGTGTGGTAGATATAACTGTTATCTTCGGTAGAAGAGTCAGACATACCGCTATTGTACATTGGGTCTGGCTTGGTAATATCGAAACCATCGAAACCACCCCAGAGTGGTGCTGTGAATTTGTTGATATCAGCGTCTAGAAGAGCATTGGTTCCGGAAGTAGCAGTGTAACTGGTGTTGCCTGTTCTGGATCCGCTGGTGTAAGCCCAGTTATTGACACCGGAATATACAACGTTATCCATAGTGAAGATATAAGAGTAATCATCCATAGCGTTGTCGGAGGTTGGCTCATTAGCAGCGCCATTTGTGCCGACCATGCTGGTGTTCCATAGGCGATGTACATCAAAGATACCTGCTTGACCACCGACTGTTGCTGTGGTTCTGTTGGTATCGACACCAAAGTAACCATTGATCGCGAGAGAAACACCGCCGTTAGTGGCGTTGGACTTGAGGCGAGCAGATGGGAAGCTTAGAGAAGCAGTAGCAGCCAAACCATAAGAAGAGGAAACATCTAGGGTTAGACCACTTGTGTCGGTGTAGCCGGGAAGTCCAGTTCCAAGAACAACATAACGATCATTTAGCTCTGCGGAAGAACCGTTGGCTTCTAGCTCAACAACGTTCTTCAACTTTGGTGGCCCGTAGAAGCCAAATGGTAGTAGAGCAGGCTCGGTAGCACCAGCATCTACATCTTCGTTCATCTCGACGCGAACATACTTGGACTGATTATCATAATCGCCGTAAGTCTTGAGTTCCTTGTTGGTAGCATCCCAAGAAACAAACTTGTCACCAATAACCTTAGCAACGTAGTTTGGAGAAGCAGGATTGAGATTTAGGTTATCGAAACGCTCAAGAACTACTGGAGAAGTATCGGAATCTAGAATACTGCGAACTACAACAGCGAAAGTTCCGTATGGATCGACGGTTGTGTTGGACTGACGGATATCTTCGATAGAAATCTTAGCATGCTTGTGTAGCCACTCACCATGACCGCGACCGACTAGACGGAATAGTTTCTTAGCGTTTGCTGGGTTGTAAGAAGCAGCATCGCCAAGATCCTGACCGATAAACCAACCAGTGACAGCCTCAGTGGAAGCAACGCTCTTCATGTTTGCGGGGCCAGTGGTGGAAGCAGAGCCGGAAGCTAGACCAGCAACCACACCGACCAAACGACCGGAAAGTAGGCTAGCATCGCGCATTTCCTGCTCGAAAGTCTCACCGAGCCAGTAGTCCTCGTAAGAAGAAGAAGGATAGAAAGCGCCCTGTGCAGAAGCCAACTGTGGGTTGGTGTTTAGAGCATCGCGAATATAACTGGTTGTGGAATCTTCATTCATGCTGACAGTGATAACTTTCTCTCCGTTGACAGCACCGTTGATAACCAACTTGAAGTTACCATTGGCATCACTGTTGATAAGAGTAGAAGAAGCCTTTACTGGTTCAGCAGCAGCACCAGCAAGGTTACCGGAAAGCTGGACGGAACCACTCTGGACATAAACAACAGCAGCCAACTGCATCGCATAAGATCCAGTGTACTCTCCGTTAGAAGCAGAAGGAGCAATGAAAAGACCATAAGCACCGCCAGCGCTTGCGCCGTTAGTGAGTGCAACGTTGCTTGTTTTCCAGCCAGCAGCGGCATCGCCGCCATCAGAAGAACCCTGAGCGGTCTGCTGACCGAGAAGGCGAACGTAGGTTAGTGGAGCAACGTTGGCATTTAGGAAAGCCTTGGCAGCATAGGTGCCGTACATTGGGGACTGGTAGTTACCATCGCGGTAGATATCACCACCGCCATTTCCGGGTACTGTATCGCCGAACATCTCTACAAACTCAGAGTAGGACTGAACGGTAACTGGTTGCATCGCCAAGCCTCTGGTGGAACGACCTACAACGACTGGTGCGATTGCGTCGGAACCTGCTGGGCGAAACGAATTGTCGATCTCTTGGATGAAGACACCGGGAGATACAAACTTGAAATCTTTAACTGGCATTTAAAAAACTCCTTTTTACTTTTTATCCTAAAGATAAAATTGGCTAATCACAGATAAATAGTAGGTCAGGAAACGAAAAGGTGTTTTTACTTTTTCTTCAGGAAGTGATTTGGAAAAAACCTTCGTCGTCTTCTTTCACAATACCTTCCATTGGATATGTTATCTCAACAATATTCTCATCTACTCTTACAATAGGGCGATCATCGTTCTCGCCTTCACCAATCAAATAGCCCAATACTCTGATTGTAATATCAGTCATAAACATACGGCTATCTTCGCCTAAGTTACCAATATTATTGCTTTGAGCGAATCCTTGGTCGATAAAAGCCTCGTAAATGTGGCCGTCACGCTTCATAACAAAGGAATTTATTTGTCCTGTTCTCGCAATAAAAGGAGCAACAAGTTGGTTCATTTGCTGTTGGTATTCTGTCTTCAAAGAAATTTTATATTCTATATTGACATAAACAGGAATAGGAATAGTAAGAGTTTGAACAACAATCTTTTTATTTACTCTCGGAGCATACTTCT